TGATAAAGATAAAAGCAAATAACATATGCCCTAATAATTCTTTTAATTCATCACGTTCTTTTTTATTCATCAATATGATACTGCGCTATAAAATGGAACTTTTTGTTCTTTAATTTTATTTGAACCACCAAGCTCAGGTAAATCAATAATGCATAAGACTGCAATCACTCTGGCCTTTAAGTTTTTAACTATATCCATAGTAGCTAATATCGTACCTCCTGTTGCGCATAGATCATCTATGATAATGACATTATCTTTTTTGTTTATGCTATCCTTTTGCATTTCTATTGTGGAGGTGCCATACTCTAAATCATAAGTTTTAGAAACGATTTCACCGGGTAGTTTATCTTTTTTTCTTGCTAAAACTAACGGTGTATTTGTATTGTATGCTATAGGACCTGCAAAAATAAATCCTCTTGCATCTATGCCAATAATCTTATCTGCAAAACTTTCACTGGTATATTTTGTTAATTTATTTGATATAAAGTCATTGGCTAACTGAAAGCCTTGACTATTACATAAGCCTGCAGTGTCTTTAAAACTAACACCTTCAACTGGAAAATCTTCAAAACTTCTAATATAATCTTTTATTTCCATTAATAACTCTGTGCTAATCTCCAAGTCAAGTATTCTTTACTTTCAATAGGTTCATACTTATCTGGATCGTTTGTTAAATTCTTTATTATAGTACCTTCAGCCGGATCGACAAAGTGCGGCATACTATATCTTTTCATATCTATATGTGAATTTACTACACGGTGTTTTGTACTTACAAAATAATCATTAGTCCATCTTTGTAATAAATCACCGATGTTACATACTACACCATCTTCATCATATGGAACTGGATGCCATTCACCTTTAAGATCTTGTACTTGCAAACCGGGAACATCATTGATTTGCCAGAGAAGAGTGATAGTTCCATAATCACTATGTTCTCCTATTCTCATTTGTTTATCTTCAACACTTCCCGTATATGCAGGATAATGTATAAATCTCGTTGTACTATAGTTTTGTATATGTGCATCAACAATTGTTGTGCCACTTTTAAATATGTCATCAAACTTTGATAATATATTGAGTGTTAACTTATCAGCAATGTCAATACTTTCAAGTGCTGTGGTTCTAAAATCTATTATTTCGGTTGGCCACTTTGTAGTTCTTTTATCATTATAATTAAAACTTTCTTTCATATCCTTTGGAGCGCTAGGATCTACATTTTCTTTTAACCACATGGTGTAACCTACATTGGTATCTACACCTTCATAAGCATACTGCATTTTTTGTTCTAAAGATAAATTAAAAAATTGTTTCATCTTGTTTGACCAAACTACCATTGAAGTTTTTTCGTAATCAGTTAAGCAGTTTGTAAAAACAGCGAAGCCTACAGAGGTGTAGGCTTCTTCGATTTTATCAAGGACGTTAGGTCCTTTAAAGTCGATTACTGGTATCATTTAGGCACCGTTGCATCTATGCCTTCGACATAGTACATCATGCTATTTAAGTGAGCATCACTAGCAATCTCTCCATCTTTTAATTGAAGTTTACCGGTGTTGTCTTTAATAGGTCCAGTGAAAGCAAAGTACTTACCATCTCTAATACCTTCTTTTATTTTCTGTGCAAATGCTTGAACATCTACAGGCATATTAGTAAATGGTGCCATTTGAACTACATCATCTTTCATATGACCAAAGTAATCTCCGGACTTCCAGTTACCATCTATAACAGCCTGTACTTTTTTAATATAGTAAGGAGACCAGTTGTCTATAGTAGCAGTAAGCTGTGCTTTTGGAGCAAACCTTATTTGATCAGAAGCTTGACCAAAACCTGTTACACCATTTTTCTGTGCAGTTTGTAAAGGTGCAGGCGAATCAGTATGTTGAGCTACCATGTCACATCCTTCTGCAATCATAACTGCAGCAGCATCAGCTTCCTTAGGTGGATTATACCAAGAGTTTACCCATACGATATCGATATCAACTTTTGGATTCATCTTCTTTGCACCTAGGTAGAAAGTATTAATTTCTCTAATTACTTCAGGAATTGGAAATGCACCTACATAACAAATCTTATTTGTCTTAGTCATCATTCCAGCAATGATACCTTGAACGTGTCTGGCTTGATATAATCTTAAACCATAACTTGCCATATTCTTAGATTGCTTGTAACCAGTTGCATGTTCAAATTTTACATTTGGAAACTCTTTAGCAACTTTCAACATAGGTTCCATGTAACCAAAAGATGTTGCAAATATAATATCCGCACCGCCTTTAGCCATAGATCTGATTGCTCTTTCAGCATCAGGTCCGTACTTCACACTTTCTATATATGTGGTTTCTACTTTATCACCAAAATGTTTTTCAACATCCTGTCGACCAATATCATGTCTGTAAGTCCAGCCGTGGTCGCCGATAGGTCCTACATATATAAATCCAACTTTCAGCTTGTCAGCAAACGCTGGCAAACAAAGAAACAAAGACAGTGTTGCCACTGCCATTGCGCGCAGTATCGATTTCATTTTTTCTCCTTATCTTACTCTTGAAACAGAGCCATTTGGTTTTGCCAAGAATGCTTCGAATGAAACATCCGGGTAGTCTTTTTGTAATGATAAAAAAACTTTAAGATTAGATTTAGCATCATCAAAAAGTCTTATTCTTTTATATATCTTTTGATTTAAGTATTTTTTAAATATTACTCTTTTATTTTCTGCTGCTGGTCCACCGCCAAGGTTACCAGCACGTTCAACATAGATTTTATCTATATCGATCCCTTGTTTTCTAAATGTATCTAGAAATGTTTTCTTGTTATCAAAGTTAGGTCTTGCAGTTACGATAATAACTTTTGATCCTGCCTTTGTAGCATTCTTCAATATAACCTTAACTTTGTTAATCATTCTTGCGATTGGTGTGGAAGTTTTTTGAAAGACCTCTGCGTTTTTAAATTCACCGAAGTCATATTCTTCACCAGGTTTTTTCTTATAAGTATTAAATTCTTGGTTATCAAGCTTCTTGACAATTTTACCATTTTTGACTACATGAACTTTAGCTTTAGTTATAAACATAGTCTCATCTATGTCAAAGATTGTTAATCCTTTTCCTTGTGCTTCTTCTAAATATGTTATAAAATTTTTCATTGTAGTTATATTATACCATAGTTTTTAATAAAAGTAAAGGACTTTTTTACTTTTTATATATCTTTTGTATTAGATCTTCGAATTGTTCTACTTTTTCTAGTCTATTAGGCCAGAGAATATATTCTTTCTCTGGATTCTTTTTGAGATTATTGAGTAGTGGAGTTATGGCGTTGTAAAGTTTATCGAGTCTATCTTGAGTATTTAACGCATTAGCACCAAGACTCTCAGCTTTTTTAGTTACATCTTTAACTACATCTAACTCATCTTCAGTTACTGCAGTAAATCCAAAATCAAAATCTAAATCATCACTCATGCTAAAGCTCTCATCCTTTTTACAAGTCTACCTGCTCTATTAGGAACTTGTCTATACCATGCAGAATCAATCATTTCATCTGCTGCTTTATTCCAGTCTTGTGCATCAACACCTGCTTTCATACCTTTAAACTTTGAAAGTCTAGGTCTTCCCATATTAAACATCATGTTGGCAATGATTAGTTGGACTTCTTCCGGCAAGACATTAAAGTCGTTGTACAATCGCTCGCAATCTGAGAGCACGATTTGGACGTCTGAATTGAAGGCTTCAATAACTCGATCTTCTGTGATAGGTGTTCCAATCTCTTGTCCATGTTCTGGATCAGAATCAATAACCAAGTGACCAATGCCAAAAGTAGCGTAACCAAGATGGTCGTTATATATTTCATATTTTACCCCTTCATCCAATTCAAGTTCTTTTCTTAATGTTTCTATATTCATACTATACCTCCTATAAATTAGTATTTATAATAAAAAAGGCGGGAAGAACCCGCCTAATTTTTCATTTGATTATGATAAGTAATCGTTTTCTTCTTCTGTGTATGGCCACATTTTAGTACTTACCGTGATATTCATTAATAGTACGATCATTCAATCTTTGGAGTATTTGATCATGCTCCTTCTGATGATGAAAGCCAAGACCTATAAGATCCTGAGCAACACGTCTATTGGCTGCCATTTGTCTATTGTATTGAATAGTTGATAAAGTGCGTTTGCACCAGGTTGCAACTGCGTCGCATACCCGGCATGTGACTGTACTTACAGTCTGAGTTAGAGTTGTCATTTATTTTTCCTCGTTATTAATTAATTTTAATTTTACGAGGTCGCTTCTCTTCTGGTAGAACTACTTTTAAATTAACAGTAAGGATTCCATCCTGAATGTCAGCACCGTCTACTTCTGTATATTCAGACAGTCTAAATGACCTATTAAACTTTCGAGCACTAATACCTTTATGGACGTAAGCGTCTTGTTCTCTACGCTTTGGTCTATCACCAATAATCGTTAACACATGATCTTTTATTTCAATATCGATATGATCTTTCTTGAAACCGGCTACTGCCATCTCAATCTCATATGTCATCGCATCGTGCTTAACTACGTTATATGGTGGATAGGTATCTTTCGCGTGGCTATGAATATTTTCTAGCTGGTCGAAAATGTGATCGAAACCCAAAAAAGCGTTTCTTGGATAAATAAAGTTCTTAGTCATAATTGCCTCCTATTGACTAGCAAGGTTAAACGAGTCCCGGTTGTCGGCGACTCTATAATATATATAATACTTTTTTTTCAAATGTACATAGCCTGTACAAACTTTTTTTACTTTGAACCATTTCCTATGTTGTACTTTGGACATAGGTTCCAGTCGTCTTTATCTTTAAAAGATATAATCTTAATTTGTCTTAACGGCGCAATTGGTTCTAGCTTTGTAGCTTTATCAATTTGTAGTAAACCCCAATCACTCATAAGAGTTGCGATTGTATTTCTTCTGGCTACATCATTTTCTTCTAAGTTAGATTTCTTTCCATCGAGCAGGAAAAGTTCTTTAAAGTGCACGATAAAATATCTGCCTTGTTTGTGAAGTATATGACATGATTGATAGAGTTTATTGTCTTTACGAGATGCTACACCAATACGTGTTAATGTTTCTCTTATCTTTAAAAAATCATCTGGCTCATTCAATGTGACTTCCAACATATTAGCTGGAGCCCATTCTACTATATTACTTTCTTCCACCGGTCATTACCTTATTTTTCAATTCATTAATCTGATCAGTGGTTAGGAGAGATAATACTTGGCGGGCTTTTTCATTACTATAGCCATAATATTTTTTTACTGCTTCCAAATCACTTACAGTTTCTGGCTTATGCCATTTAGAAAACCTTTTACGTTTTCTAACTATATTTATAAAAAAGTCAAATTGTAAACGATTGTCAAGGTGGTGGTTGCGATTCATTTCATTTGCTGCAAGAACTGTATCTGGAAAGTATGATAGTTGTCTATTAATCATGTACGGAGCATATCCTTTCTCCGTCACATCATCAATCATTATATCTTTCTTGGTATAGTTAATTGCATTTACATATTCAAAAGGGTTCATAATAAACTATCTACTCTCTGTGCATCGGTAGTTTCAAAGCTACTGTTAAATGATATTACTGTTTTTTGTTTTTCAGAATTTGTATTGGACCTATGTATTATATAGGCAGGAAAGGTAATTAAATCACCTTCTTCTATCTCAATTTCTTTAATTATTTTTTGATCTAAGACATTAAAGAATTCTGTCTTATTATTTTTATCAGGTAGTTCTAAATAATAAATGTTAGCAAATTGTGCTTTACCATGTGTATGCCAATCGTGTTTATCAAATTGCCAGTATTGTTGAAACCATGCGTGGTGTATTGACATTTCTTGAGTAAACATAAACTTAGATTGTTCTTGCATAATAGGTTCTATTGTATCAAAGAAAAGCGGTAAGTATGTTCTTTCATGATTTTCATCTAAGTGATAATCTGTTCTAGTGATAAATGCATCATTGTGTGTAGTAGAATCTGCTTCATTATTTTTTATAAGATACAAAAGTTTTTCTCTTACTTCGTCATGATTTTTAACTTTATTAATCAAGTAAAAGCTATTTAAATTACATACTTTCATTTAGAGTTCCTTGATACAGCGTATTAAATTCTTCTGTAATTGGCACTACAGTTGAATCCCACCAAGTTATGAATTCTTGATAGTTATTATCAAAGTATGATTCTTTTATAAAGTTTTCAACTTGCATACAATCAAATGCCAATGATGGCTGCAATAAATTGTGTGCTGATAACAACTCACACATTGCTAACTGATTTACAAATTGATTTAACATTTCTATTTCCATTATATATCCTTTGCTATTTTTTCAGCAAGAGCCATACCCATAGTCCAACCTAAATGACCGGCTCCGGTATTAACCCATAAGCCTTTTATCTTTCCTACGATAGGTATCATATCAGGTGTCATTGGTCTTAAACATGCCCACTTCTTATAATTATCTCTTTCTATGAAAGTATTTTGTTCTACCCAATCTGCTAAAGGTTTGATCCTGTCTTCACGTATATCATGATTCCATTCAGCTAATTCTGCAGTACCAGCAACTCTAAACATATTATTTGCAAATGGTGATGCTACTATTTTTCTTTCATCATCGAGTACTGATATGTTAGGACCTTCATACGCATTCTCATAAGTTATCGAATAACCTTTGATAGGGTATACATTAACCGGCACTAATGCTGATGTGTAAGCTCCGGCACAAACAACTATTTCATCATATTCTTTTTTAAGATCATCTAAAGATAAAGCCATATCTCGTTTACCTGATAAGAACTTAATTTCACGTGTTGCTACTATCTTATTAACTCTAATACTAAAATCATATTTAGGATCTTTCATCATATGTGTACAT